TAGAACTAGAAAGGATAGTTGTTCTAGATAGCGTGTCTGGCGAGGCATCGGTAACTGTTCCGATACCTACTTCAAACTCCGCCGTACCTTGGCCTGCGATACAGTAATAAGTAACGTTACTGTTACCTATACCGGCGACAAAGGTTTCAAAACCGGTAGCCGCACCCGCTAAATTTAAGGTGCCTGTACCAGTTGTAGTGGTAGTTTCCTTTACCCTGTCGTTAAGGACGAAAGCCACTTTGCTTTCTCCTTACGCTATTCTAATAATAGCTGTAGACGCAGCGGCGGCAGGAAATACTATTGTAAAATCACCAGCAGTGGATGTCTTATCTCCACCAAAATCTATGGTAGCAACTGATTTATCACTATTAGTGTCGTTGTAAATCATACAACCTCTAGCAGTAATCGTAGCCGTATTAAAAGTAAGGTCTGCGAAATCAGTAAACCCTGTAGTACCAGAACTTGTTGGTGCAACTTTAGTTAAAGTGCCTCCACCTGTAGTGTAGTTAGTACCACTTGCTTGACCTGTAGTAGTAAAAGCAGTTGTCGTAGCTCCTAAAGTTGCTGAAGACGTGTAAAGCGCTAGTTTAAAAGCGTTACCGTTAGTAGCAAAATTATGAGTTGCCGTTAAAAGCTCTTTTTTAAAGCTGGTTGTCAGCGTAGATGTTATAGCCATAATTATATCCTTTTTACTATGTTAGCTAGTTCTTCTTCTCCTCCCTTTAACAGTTCTTGAATCAAACTAGCTTTGTAAGATTTTATAGCATTTTTTATGTAAATTAAACAAACCTTTTTTATCTCCTCTTCGTATGCTTTTGCTTGCGCTTCGATATGCGGTTCTAAATCCTCAGAAGTGCCTACTAACTTCTCTGTTAATCGCTCTGCCCAAAACTCTGGTGGATGGCCACCGTAATTAGTTGTTTTTGCTTCGATGATTCCTAGCTCTGGTAATCCTTCGGGTGTTATTTTATCTACCATTTTTTTGGCTCCGGTGGTTTTAAATGAGAGTCGTAACGATCAATTAAGACATTTTCTTGTTGCACAATGCTGCGCACGGCTTCGCTTTTTCTTCTTACCGTTAGTCCTGTATCTTCAAGCACAGGAACTAGTGGATCCGCTAATCTGTGGTAGCCGTAAAGTTTTTCTTCGTCAGGCACGTCTGCGTCTAACAGTCCGCTGGTCTTTGCTACCTCTATCTGCATCCCGGCATCGCTGCATTTAGATAGCCAAAACTCTGTGCAAGCTCTTCCTGATTCAGCGAAGTGTATGTTTTCTTTGTATGAAAAATCTACGCCAAAAAGTTTTAGCGTGCCGACTTGTTGATACAAAGCAAAAGCCACTGCATACGCTGTGGTGTTGTTTAGATAGTGACAGTTTGTAGTAGAGACAACTTCTTTTATAGGGTAATCAACTAAGCCCGGACAGCGATCATCTAGCTCACAAGTGTAGATAGGACCTTTGTGGTTTAACAACACTTCGCTCATGCCGCTAGTTTGTCCGCCAGCATCATCGGTGTCTAAAAATCTAGACGCCGGGTCCATCATAAAAACTCTATCGTGATAGATTACGTTGCTGACTGCATTGATAGCCCAAACTTCATCGAAGTTGTGGCCGTGTGATTTAGCTAAACAGTATTCAAACCAAGATCTACCTAGTCCGACTATTGCTACTGTCTTGCCTTTTAATTTTTCTTCGATCAAATTATGTTACTTGAGAGCGCAGTGAATCATAGCGATACTCGTCACGTCTGCCTCTAGCTTCCGCCCTGTTCTTGAGTCTATCTATTTCAGCCATAAATCTAGCTTCATACTGTTGCTGTATGTCTGGCTCCCCTTTCATAAACGTATATGCCTCTGCTAGCGCTCCGTACAACAAGGCATTTCTAGCGTTGTTAGATAGCCAAGTGCCTGTTGTGCTAGATACTAAACTAGCAGGTTTATACAAATAGTGTAGCTCTACACTGTACGAGCTGTCTGGAACAGGAGCCAATATTATTGTGCTGCCGTTATCAGAGCCCGTTGAAAGTTCTTTATCAAAGTCCGCGTAATACCTAGGTAAAGCTCGAAGCGAAGTATCGCTTGGATCTTTATTATATTCCTGCATAAAACTAGTGTGCTTCTTGCTTAAAAAGTGGTAATCGCTGCTGCCGTCTATGACAGCTAGTGAAAAGCTGCTTATGAAATCGTCTGGGCAAGTTAAGAATCGATTGCCCGCTGTTACTGTTCCTTGTACGTTTTTTCTAAATACATCGAACTGAACCAGTTCAAATATTCTTTCTTCTGTGGTTTTTATGATGTCGTTCAACGTATTCGTAAACGTAGTCTCACTATTCTCTACGTAATTTTGAATTAGCGTTTTAAATTCTGTTAACGTCATATCAAGGTGTATTAGCTGTACCACCCATACCAGAGTGGTTTGTACAGTAATAATATAATGTTGGCGCCCCAGAAGCTACCGTTATTTGAGTGTACGCGCCTGAGCTGCCCGGTGTTCCGTTAGTGGTTACTCCCGTGGTGTATTCAGACCCCCCGCCGTGCGTACCGTCTGATGTGGTAGAAAATCTAAGCGGATGTCCGCTATTAGTGCCGTCTGATTGATCAAACTTATAAGTGCTGCCCTCGCTTAAAGTTACGGTCGCTTGTCTAGAACCATTAATGTAATACTTATTAGCTCCGTAGTAACTGGCTACTGTTACTGTGTACACAGTATCTGCGGTAACGCTTACTGAACCTAGAGCCGATGTAGCTGCTTGACCGCTAACACTTACTGTATCTGTTATTGATCCTGATATGGTTACAGTTCCCAAAGAAGCCGTGGCCGATTGACCTGTAGCGGTTAAAGGATTATCTGTTATGGTAACGCTGCCAAGTGCTGTAGTGGCTCCGTCTAGGCTAAACGGACTGCCTACTATATCGTTGGTTGCTCGCATGTCTGTACCAAGAACTCTAACAATACCTTTATCAAAACCTTGATCGCCGGTTCTAGGATCAGGTCTTGGATCTCTTAATGCTTCTGGATCAGCTGGTTGTGGTCTTGGTTGTAGTTGCGGGTGTTTAGGACTGTAGTCCTGCGGACAAACTTTTAGTCCGTCCCATTGTTTTTTAAGTTGGTTTAAACGATATCTCTGTCCACAAATATCGCAAATGCCGTATGCTTTCTTTCCTAGTGCAAAACTCATTTCTTCCTTGCTTTCCTAATAGCGTCTTTACCGCGTTTAAATATGTTAACGACTTGGCTTTTACCCATAACCTTTGCTCTTTGTTCACCTACAGTAAGTATTTGTATTTTACGCGCAAACGGCTTTTTAATCTTTTTTACTTTTGCTACGGTAGCGCGTGCGTCTGCTGGAGTAGCAAACTTAATCTTAACCGTGTCTTTGGGATTTTCGTCTGTGTAGAGTCTTCTGCCTGAGCCTTTTGGTTTCTTACCTGTGCCGACTCTTGGGTCCTTCTTTTTTCTAGGCATCAAATAATAGTTCTGTTAGGCAAGAATCTTGAACTAACACTATCTATGTCCTCAAACGCTGCCCTATCAAACTCCTCGTCGTAAATTTGTTTCATTATCTGTATCTTCTCTGGTGCTCTTTTCATAGCTATGTAGTAAGCCAGCCCGGATACCATGCACGGTATAAACCTAAATACTATTTCCATGTTGTTGGTATAGTCACCGACGTCTTGTATTCTGGTTAGTGCGTTGTATTTAACTATGTCAGTAGAGTTTTCTGGTGTTGGAAAAAGTTTGATTTCCGGAGTTGTTTGTCTATCTAAGAAAAACTGATTAGGTCTAGCCTGTAAAGTTTTTTCTGGGGTAAACAAATAATCCGATCTACTGATTCTTTCTAGTTGTATATCTGTGCTGCCTCTTGTTACGACAGCTTCTGTTACATCAATAATATCTGTGTCTAAACTGTAGCTTGATGTGCCTTGAGTAACGGTAAAACTACGCTGCGCTACCGTCCATTGATTCAAACCACGATTAGCCCAATCGGCCATCATAATGTTTAAAGATCTTCTAGCCGTATCTAAATCGTAGCCTGTTCTGAGTTCTAACCCACAACGTTCGTACGCTTCTTCGATAAGCTCGTCTATTGTTAAGTCAAATCCTGTTGATCCTGAAGTAGCCATATTGTTTCCTTTTGTGGTGTAACCGGGCAAGAACAGTTGCCCGGTTACTCAAACGATCACAAATATTCTCTCTTTAGAAATGTTTTGTCAAAACTAAAATGATTGAATAAGCATCACCATCTGAGTGTCCCACCGTTGTAAAGTCTAGATCTCCTGTCTTACCTGATCCAGCATTGTTAGGAATACCTGTGAATAAATCGTAGTATTCGTCACCTGTGCTGTCCGCTGGTAAAGGGATTGCTAATACGTTAGTTGACGCATCGAACTCGATGTCAACTCCCATACCTCTGCACGCCCAGTAGATTCTTGAGATAGTAACAGCTGTGCACGAATTACCGTCACTGTCTGCTGCTAGTGCTGAAACATCTACTTTTTTAACAGAAGCCTCTCCTGTTCCGTCAGACTCGTTTGTAAACTTCAAGATGGCAGTTCTACCGCCATCTTGAATAGTTTGACTTGTTACTGTATCAGCCATAATTTATCTCCTATTACGCGTCAGCAAATGGAGTAACTATAGTGCCTGAACCTAAGATGATTCCTTCTACTGCATATTTAGCAGAAGCGATAGCAGTTACCTTAACGATACTCCCTGCTAGTCCACCTTTTGTTGATCCGTTCATTGTAATTACGTCGTTACTAGCGCCTGATATAAAAGTTTTACCAGTAGAATCGTCTTTACCAGAGTAAAGGCCACCAACAAACTTATCGGTACCATCGGTTAAGATGTCCATGTCAGTAGCTGCTGTTTCTACTACGAAGAAGAAACTAGCTCCTAAATTATTTAATTGATTAGGATCGTCGTCTCTGCCCGGAGCAGTAGCAACAATACTAGGTAAAGTAAACTTACCGTCAGCATCGTTAGTAGTTAAAATTTTTCCCGCGTGTGCAGCCACAGTTAAAGTTGTGTCTGCTGTTAAACTGACCACAGCCGCATTACCAGCAGAGATAAATCCTGCTAGTGATTTGACCGGTCCACTAAAAGTTGATTTTGCCATATTAAGTCTCCTTAATTACGTTTATCGTCTTGGCGAGTCTGCTAGGGCAGTCGATAAACCATTAATTTTATCCCTAGTTGATTACTAAGATTATATATGAAATTAAGGGAATACAAGAAAAAAGTTGCCGGGTTGAGTGAGAAACCCCCGGCAAAGGTTCCTTTAGAATTGAACTGTTATGCTCCGGGAGAACCGAATACACATCTTGGATCCGAGAATCCAAAAGAGTATCTTTCTCTAGCCTTGTACCTAACGTTACCAGTATCGAAGTCTGCTTCCATTGAAGTTCTGATTGGTGACCTAGCGAACATTTTAAATCCGTTTGGTGCATCAGTCTTAATAAAGAAAGCATCAGTGTCTGTCAAATAGTGGTTAACTACATACCCTTCAGGCAGCATACCCATGTTTCTGATAGCGTTTACATCGTTATCAGAGGTAGCTGTTCTTAGAGTTGACTCAAGCAATCTATCAGCAGTGAATTGTAGCTCTTTTGGAATAATTAATTTCATTCCTTGTACTGCTACTTTTAATCCACGTTCGTCTACGAACGCCGCAATATCAATTAATGCTTGCTCAAGAGAAGTTTCATTTAAGTCAGCTGAAGTAGAGAGTTCATTACTAAGACTACCACCACTAATAGTGGGGTGATCTGTAGCGCAAAGCTCTTTACCGTCACCGCCAGCGAAACTGCTGTTGAAGGCATTATTTAAAACTGAGGCTGCTTTAATTTGCTTGGTGTTTGACATACTTCTAGCCAAAGCTCTTGTGTATCTTGCAGACAATCTGTCATACAAGTTATCTTCAATCGCTTCTTCAGTGATACTGAAAGCTAAGGCAACTGTTTCGTGAGTGTAACGAGCTGTGAATGATTCTTGCGCTGTGTCAAAAGCCACTCCTGCTCCCTCAGACTTAACAGGTGCTGCATCAAATCCGGATAACATTACCTCTTCTTCAAAGGCACGATCTGAAGTCTCTGTGTCGAAAATTTCGGCATGTTCGTCTTCGTATCTGTCGTACTCTAATCCAAAAAGTGCATTTAATCCGGGCTCTAGTTCTTTTACTAATTGTGCTCTAGATATTGCCATCTTATGTACCTGCTACGGGACCTCTGTACGCGTGCTCATTAATTTGAACAATCAAATTAGTGTGCGTTGTACCGAGTTCGTCGTTCTTTGGTCCTTGGTCTACACCAACTATTTTGAGCTGTAAGCCCTGAGTAGTTGCCGCAGTCGAAACGTCAAGTTCTCTGGAGGAGATTCCAGTTGTAGTGCTTCCACTTGTTCCAACAGTATCAGCGTTCTTCCCTACGTTTGCTTGAGCAGTGTTCGTTGCCGAATCACCTTGTATCAAAAACAAAGTATTAGGGTCGTCGTAAATGTATACTTCAATGTCACCTGAGCTAGCAGTAGTGCTTGCTACATAATGATTTTTGTATACAGGTCCGTCTGAAGATTGGTAAAACACGCCATTAAATACACCAACAATGTTAGCGTCACTTACACCAGCTTGCTCAATGTAACCACCGTTAAATTTAACGAGATCACCTTGGAAGATAGTAGTGCCATAACCTGATGGATTAATTAAGTATTTATTAGCGGATGGGACAGCACTTGCTGGGTTAAGTCCTTTGTAAGGTCTTAACCCAAAAGCTGCATCTACATTAGCCATTAAACTTTTCCTTTTTACAAATTAAAATTAAGAAACAAATTTGATCACTCGCCTCTGTTTCCGCCAAATGTTACGCGACTTTGTCTATTTTTATTAATAGGCATGGCTGGATTTTCTTCCTTCATCAAATCGTTATCTACTGATAGCATTTGATCTCTAGTTTTTGCTTGAAAGTATTGACTTCTTTCATCTACAGTTTCCCTTGGGATTCTGCAAAGCAATAGACCGCCAACACCAATTACACCTGCATACTTACCGTCACCGATGGATGGATATTCAAAGTCAGGATATTCGTCAGCACGAACGGGCTCCCAGCCTTCTCTAAGTCTGGCGCTTGCGTTCTTAGTGTCGTCATATCCCCTGACTTCAGTTCGTACCCATCTGTGTACGTAACCTGCGGGTGGCTCTGGTGCATCCAAAGCGGAAGGAGGGGCCCAAGGTCTTCTTTGAGAAGTTTTTTCTCTGGACTGAGCCTCGCGTGGTTCACGAGTTTCGTCGTTTTGTTTTTTATCTACCATTATGTTATCTCCACGTTATTTAACATACTTCGCGTATTCTTCAAGTGGCACACCCAATTTTTTAGCTATCGATACCTGTGAAGGTGTGAGTTTCACAGATTTGCTGCGTCCAGTTTTTGCACTGCGTTTAGCAGATGCAACCGCTTGAACGGGTCGGTTTTTAGTGGATGAGTCTTCATCAAACTTGTGAGGAAACTCATCTCTAATTCTTTTGTCCACTTCAGTATAATACTCATCACTACTCGGATCAAATCCTTCTTTAACTAGATCTTCGTGAATTGCAAAAGAAGTCATGGTCATAGCTCTGTCCTGCCCGAACCATTGATTGTCTTCTGCCCACGTTTCTGCCTTTGGATCAGGGTCTGGATACTGAGGTTGCTCGTATGTGGGGTTTTCAGTTGTAGGGGCTTGCTCTGCCTCAACGGGTTTTGCAGCTTCCCTTTCCTTGTTAGCGCGTTCTAGCCCGCTGGCGTCTGCCGCCAAAGCAGCTAGTCTTTGCTGTGCTTCTGTTTGTTTGTCTATGTCTCCGTCTTCGTTAGCTTTTCTTAAATCGGATTTTGCTTTTTCGGTTTCTGCCGTTACTCTGTTGGCTTCGGCTAAAATGTAGTTTGAGTCTAGTTCTTGTGTCTTTGTTTTTAAATTATCGTTTTCTTGCTTCACGTTGTTAGCAAACTCTGTTGCCGCTTGCTCTCTACGTTCTGCTTCTCTTAGTTTCGCTGTTAGTTTGTCGATTCGTTTTTGTACGCCTTTGCTATATTCTTCTTGTTCTTGTTCGGCAGCTGATACTTCAGGTTGTGCTTCTTGCACCTCTTGAACTACGGCAGCTGGTTCGTCAGTAGTTTCTTCTGGTAACGCTACTTCTACTTCTCCGCCTTCGGTATCCATAGGCACCATTTCGTCTGCTTGACTTAGGTTTGAAAATTTATCATCTGGCATGGTCCTCTCCATGTTTAAAAGTTGTGAATAATTGATTCAGGATCAGCTACTGTTGCGATGATTTCATCATCGTTCAGTATCTTGATTTCTCCACCATCGATGTCAATTCTAGAGCCTGCGTATCTCGCGTAGAGTACCCAGTCTCCTTCCTTACACCATGGACCTGTTTTAGAGAATCTCTCGCCGTCGTACGCGAGCGAGCCTGTTTTTAGTACAAGGCCCAACACCGTAGCGGCTTGTTGTCTTTCGAGTGCTTTGCTAACTAGGTGAATTCCACCGTCGCTAACTTTTTTACCTTGGTACGGCAACACCATGATACGCCAACCTGTTGGCGCGGGTAGTTGGTCCAAGACACTGTCTGTTATCTTTTCTGGATTTAATGTTTGCGGATCTGTTTCTTTCTTTCCGCTTTCGTATATTTCTTCAAGTGGCAATTTGCCTTGCTTCTTCTCTGCCCACTTTTCTTCAAGTGTCGTCTTCGTCATCGAACGTCTCCATTTTCTTTAAAAGGTTTCTAACTTCTTCGCGTACGTAATTTAAAGCTTGCACTTGACCGACAAGATTTTGGTACTGTTCGTGTGATTCGATTGAACCTGACAGCATTATCTCTTTTATCTGCTCTTCCTTTGAAGAGATGGCGCGCTGAACCATTTGCGCGAAATTAAGTTCGTCTATTTTAGCCTCCGCTATTGCGCTCCCGATCAGCTTGTATCTTCATGGCAGCGATGTCTTCTTGCGATTTTATCTTTTCTTCGTCAATTTCTAAACGTTTTTCTGCTATTTCTTTATCGTCTTTATTTTCTTCGGCTCTGATCTGTAGTTCTTGTGCTTTTAGTTCTGTTATAGGATCGGAGTCTACTTTAAGTATCTCGTCTAGTCTAGGCATTAACTGTTGCATAAGTTCTAATTCTGTTTGCGCTTTCATGTTTTCTAACATCGCATTTGGCATAGGCGGTTGTCCTTGGGCCATCGCCTGCTGGTTCATCATCTCTTGTTGTTGCATCTGCATAGCTAGTTCTGGGTTCTGTTCCATCTGCATAGCCAGTTCTTGTTCGGCTTGCATTTGTGCCATGAGCGATACGTGTTGTAGCACATGGCTAACCATCAACGATACGGTAGCTGGGTTGGCTTGCACATATTTGTTTTCTAAGAAAGTTAAATGCACTTCGATATGCGTTGCGTGATCTTGTTCAGGAAAAGCGGTAGCTGGCATACCCATGAGCATACCGCTGTTCTCTATTGCCGGGTCCACAGGAACGGGTGGTGGTGGATCGGGTTGAAATAATGCTTCGATGTTTTCTGTGCCGAGTGCTTGATACATTCTGCGGTACGCTTCTTTGATGTTGTGTATCTGCGGGTTGCTTTGTACCAACTGTAGTTCTTGTTGCGCGAGTGAGATACGCTGCGACATAGAAAAGAAGTTAGGATCGCTAACGGGTATAACGTCAACGCGTTCATCGAAATCGGTTTGTTTAATACTTTGATCGCCGCCGACGACCATGTACGGGTACTCAGGGGGAAGAGTTTCCGCAAACAGTCGTGCTAGTATTTTAAATTCTGTTTTTTGAGCGTAGTGCAAACGTTTGTGCACTGCCGACATAATTCTTGTGCCTTGTTCTAAGAGTGCCATGGTCGTGCCGACCGGTAGCTCTTGATTACCTTCGCCGATGTTTAGATTAGTAACCGAGGCAAACCTCTGACCAGCCTCGACACAAAAGCCTAGTAACTGGAACAAAGTGCCTGATGGTTCTTTGTACGGTAGCGGTATCAGTGAATCTCTAAGTGCGCCGCCCGGAGCGTCGACATCTCTGAACTCGCCGGGCTCTAGAGGGGTCTCATCGTCGCGGATCCTTAAACCACGTGCCTTAAAACCTGCTGGTAAATTGGAGAGAGTTCCAGCATCAACTAATTGTCTAAGCGCAGCTGTGGCAGTCCTCGATAGTCCGCCGATCATGTGGATAAGACCAAAGCCATAGAAACCTAGGCCCGGCAAGAACTTGTAATGTACGAAGTATTGAATCTTCTGTTTCATAGGATCGTCTGCACGATAGTTCCTACGAATCGACAATACTTTCGATGAAGTGCTATCTACCGTAATGATGTACGGTAGGTGCATGCCGTCTGGGTCTTCGAATCCCGGCAAGTCCATCAATACATGAAACTCTAACAATTCGTACATCATGTCCGATGTACCGTCGATACCTTCTAGTTCGTCTTCTTTATCTTGGGTATCGTCGTACGCGCTGACGTACGAGGGTTTGATTTCGACGTCTAAGTACGCGCCGCTGATCTGCTGTGCTCTAACTTCGTTGTGCGACATCTTTACGATGTGCGTAATTCTTTCACACGTATTCAGATCGCTGACTGAATACGGAACCACTAAGTCGTCGACCGGCACGAAGTTACTGCACGGTCTTTGTTTCATGGTGTCGTAATAAACTTTCTTGAACGCTGATCCGGCGAGCGGTAGATAGAACAGTAACTGATCCATCTCTGGCGTGTACTCTTCCATCTCGGTCGTGATCTGGTAGTTCATAAAGTCTTGAACCCTACTGGCTTGTAGTTCTACGTCCGGGGTCGCTGCGCCCATGACCTGTGCTTTGACCGGTCCTTTGCTGGGAAGTAATTCTTTAAATGCTTGTGCTTGAAACTGAGTTACCGCCTCGGCGAGCATTGGGTGAGTTACCCCTGATGCGCCCGGAAAAGGTCTGTCCCTATCTTCGTATTGAAACCCAAGGAGATCCAAACCTTTGACGTAAGTGTCTTCCCACTCTTGGCGACTCGCTCGGTCTTCTTCGAAGTCGCCCATGAGTTCCATGGCTAAACCAGACAATTGTCCGTCGTCCATGAACTCTGCTAGGTTAGCTTCGAACGGAACTTCTTCTTCAGCTTCGTCGGGGAAGTAGTTAAGCTCGGCAGAACCGTCGGCGTTAAATTCGACGGCTACATCTGCATCATCTGGAGTGGGGTCTTCGATCTCAACTGTCTCCCCCGACTGTATATCTAAATCGATTAAGTCGCTGACTCTTTCTATGTTAGTTGGCTTTTCTGCCATACCGTACCTCTCCTAATAATAAACTTTCAGTTGTCTTGGTTCATTATCGTTTAAATCTTCGTCCGATTCTAAACCTATAAACCCGCCTTGTCGATAACGCATTAGTGCTTGCGTGGTCGAATCCACTAAGTCATCGTGGTC